GAAAATGATGTATGTGATTGGATAGATGAAATTGGAGGAGTATTTAAAACTGAAGGTCAGCTAGTTAACTTCATTAAATTTATAGTTGATAAAACAATTTTAAATGTATCTAATGAAGTAAAAGAAGAAAAAAAAAAGCCTAGTAAAGCTAAGTTGGGATGATGTCTTAGTTAAGGCTGCTGAATGTGGATTGAGACCTAATGAGTTTTGGGATATTACTTGGAAAGACTTTTCAATTATTGTATTAGGTAATGAAAGGAAAGAATTAAATCAATGGGCAAGGACTAGAAACCTTGCCTATATTATATACCTAAGTAATAGTGCTGAAAAATCTCCTAAGTCATTAAAAGCATTTTGGCATATACCAGCGATTGATGATTTAGAAGTAGATGAAGAAAAGGTAATGTTAACAGATGACCAACTAGCAAGGACATTAAAATTGTACGGAGTAAATTAAAATAAGATGGCAGAGAATATTGGTTTTAATGTAAAAGTTGGAATGGATGTTGCAGAGATACAATCTGAACTGCAAAAAGCTGAAAACCAACTTAGACAATTTCAAGGACAATTAAAAAAATCTACCAATACTATTGAGATTAATATGCTCAATAGAGAAATTGCTGCTTTAAATCCTCAAATTGATGCATACAGAGCTGCTTTACAGAAAGTAGGTAAACCAGCAGGAGATGCTACTCAATCTCTTATAAACTTCTCAAGAATTGCTCAGGATGCTCCATTTGGTATGATGGGTATTGCGAATAACTTAAACCCTATGGTTGAGTCATTCCAAAGATTAGCTGCTACTGAAGGTGGTACTAAGAAAGCGTTATCTGCAATGGCACAAGGTTTAATGGGACCAGCAGGTATTGGTGTTGCTATTGGTTTATTATCTGCATTACTTTCAACATATAGTAAAGAAATAGGTAATTTCTTTAAAGGTGCATCTGGACAATTAGATGACTTTATTAAAAAATTAAATGAACTTAACGAAGAATTATACAAGATAGCAGCTAAATCTGAAGCAAGGCAAATTAAAGGAGAAGTATTAATAGGTATAATTGGTTCTAAAGCTGATTTAGAACAAAGACAAACTGCATTAGCAGAATTAAAGAAATTATATTCAGATAGTGATGCTATTAAGAAATTAACACTTGATTCTGATAATAAGGCAATGATTGCTGCATTAAATAATGCATCTATACAATATCAAGTAATTGAAAAGGAAAAAAATAATAATACAAAATTAGAAGAAGCATTATTAGAAAAAAGAAAACTTACAGCAAAAAGAAATGCAGAAGTAAATGCTATTACTTCTGATATAATGTTACAAGGTAAGGAGGGTAGAATAGTATCAAAAGCAGAACAAGAAGTTGATATTAATAAAAAATATGCTAAAGATTTTGAGACTGTTGAAGAAAAAATAACAAAATTTAGAGCTGGCGTAGTATCATTAAATACAGAATTATCAAAATATGAAAAGGTTGATAATAAAGAAAATAAGATTAGTGAACTTGATAAGGCATTAAAAGAATTTAACAAAGAAATTTTAGAAGGGGAGAATAAATTAAAAAGAAATAAATTATTTGCAGCTTCAGGAGAAAATTCTTTTGCTTTAAATCAATTAAATGCAATACAAAAAGCTATTAATACAATAGCAGGAATATCAGGTCCAGCAGCAGATGCAGCAATACAAAAATTATTGCAACAAGAAAATGCCATTTATGAAAAGTATTATAGTGGCAAACCAAAGGTAGCAATGGGTGATTTAGATGCATCAAATATACCTACAAGCACTTTATATCGTAGTACTGATAAATATACTGGAGCAAAAGAAAAAGCATTAGACCCAACAAGAACTGCAAGAGCAATGGCAATGCTTGATTTAGAGGCTAATCGTATTTCTGCTGAGGCAGACAAAGAAAGACAAAAAGAGAATACTAAATTATTAAAAAAGCAGCAACAAGATTACGAACAATTTGCTGGTACAATTTCAAATAATGTTACTAATGCATTTATGGGTTTATTTGATGCAATGGAAAGAGGTGCAAATATAGGTATGGCACTTGAGGAGATGTTTAAAAACTTAGCTAAACAAATTGCAGCATCAGTTATTCAAGCATTGTTATTTAAAGCAATTATGAACGCTATCTCAGGAGGTGCTGGTGGAGCAATAGAAGGAGGAGCAGGAGCAGCAGATTTATTGTTTGCTGGATTGGCTACTGGTGGAGTAGTAACTAAACCAACTCTTGCATTGATAGGAGAAGGCTCAGAAAGTGAGGCAGTTATGCCATTAAGTAAATTAAGTAACTTTTTAAATACTTCTTTTAACGCAGGAGCAATGAGTGGTGGTACAACAAGTAATGGAGGTCAATTTGTATTAAGAGGTCAAGATTTATTACTTGCAGTAAATAGAAGTCAAAAGGCATCAAACATTAAAGGACAAACAATCAGTTTAGCATAATGGCTTACGGATTAAGATATACAATAACTCAAATTTTAAGGAATGGTAATAACCAAGTACTTGAGATTTATGAGAGAGATTATGTTGCTGGGATAGTCAAAACCTATAAGCCAGTATCAATAATAGTTCAGCCTAATTCAAACGAGGAATATCCTTACCCTACAATAATATCTACTCAGGTTAACTTTTCTATATTATTAGAAACGCAAGATGATTACGACCAATTCCCTAATGTACTTACTCAAGATGATAGGAAGTATTATGTAGTACTAAAAGAAAGTACAAGCGTAATGTGGAGAGGTTTTTTGTTTAATGATTATACTCAAATGGGTTTTTCAACAGGCATAACTCAAGCAGACTTTACTTGTATTGATGCTATTTCTTTTATTCAAACTATTGAATATGTAAGAGATGATAGTATTAATCAATTAGACACTCAATTAAATGTAATTAGTGATGGCTTAAAGTTATTAGGCTATCCAGATGTGTTAAATTTAGTTGTTGCTTGTTCTTACTTTGCAGATGGTATGCTTGATAGACAAGATGGCGTAAGTAACGAGCCATTTAGCCAAATCTATCAATATAGAAGGGATTTTATGGGTGAGTCTTATTATGACATTATTGGTAAAATAATGACATCATTTAATTGTAGAATGTTCCAAGCTAATGGAGACTGGTGTATATTTTCTATGAATGAAATGGCGGCTACTACTAATTATTTTACTAAATATAATATTCTAGCTACTCCTACAATAACAAGTAGTGGTGTTCTAAGTAATACAGTTAACATAGTTCCTTATGCAGATGGTAATGTGCATTTTATTAATAATAGTCAAGTAAAACTATTAAAGAAAGGATTTTATAATATACAAGGGAGAGGTGCTTACGAATCAGCTTTAAACTATTGCGACAATGCAGATTTAAAGTTATATACTGGATTCAGTGCCGTTGGATTTATACCTTCTTTTAGTGGAACAGGTACAGTTCAAATAATTGCCGATGCTAATTCACAATTTAATCAATACTTTATAACTAGAGGTTCTAGTGGAGATGCTTCAATATCTACTGGTAATACTGCATTGCCTTATTTTTACTTACCATATATAGGTGAAGTTCCTTTTAATTTAAGTTTTGAGCATAAAACATTTGCAAGTGCTAAACTGCAAATAAAATTAATTACGGCAGGTGGGACAAAATATTTAGATACAAATGGTATATGGGGAGGTACAGTATCAAATATAGCAATACCTGATTCTAGCATTGAGTTTGGAACATTTAGTAAAGATATTCCACCTTACTTAGAATTTAATGTTCCTATATATGGATATTTACAATTTAGTATAATAGTAAATGTAAGTGGGGAAAGTGGGTATTATAAAAACTTTGTAATTACAAGAGCAACAAGTCAAGTTAAATATATAGAAGCTAATTATAATCCTAATAATGCAGACCAATCTACTTTAAAAGTATTTGAGCAACCTTATGGGAATAATTACCCATCTGTAACTTCTCCTGCTCTTGGGTATTCTTCAAATAAAGGGGTTTTATGTTCTTCAGATGGCACATTCTTAAAGAATTGGTATTCATCTTGCCCTAGTGGTACTCCTTTAGGAGCAGTAGATTTAGTTGTTTTTATGACTTATCAAAATATAAGAAACTTAAATAAGAATGTGGCAACAGTAGAATGTGATTTAGGAGAGCATATAAGTAGTGGGGGATTTGTCTATTTAGATAAGGTCTTTACTACAACGGACACAGTTACAGGAAACTTATCTTATACAGGTAAGAAATTCATTTTAAATAGGGTAAGTCAAAATTCTTATGTAAACGAATTGAACTCAGTTCAGTTAATTGAGGTTAGTGTAGCTGAGATAAATGCATTTATCATTCCAAATTACATAACAGATGTAGGTCAACTAGGACCATTCTGGATAGGACAATTTAATATTAATATAGTTTAACTTTGCAATATGGCAGATAAAGTACAAGGTAATAATATGATTCTCTATTGGCAAAATCCCAATGGACAATTCTATCTAAATGGTGGCATATCAC